GTCAGAGACCCACGATACGGCAAAGCCCCGTATCTAGCTATGGGGAAGGTATATTGGAGAAATCCTTTATCCTTTCCTCAGTAGCAACTTTGGCCATCCCCCGTCCTTGCTCGTGGCGATTACGAGCCTAGGCCTTCTTTAGGAAGACTTCGGATCGCAGTTCTACCGAGAGGTAGCGAAACAAGGGTAATCACAATACCTAGCTGATTAAATCAGCCGGATATGGTAACGGCCCTGGTCTCACAGTGGTGGAACCCCTAGTCCTCTTTTTGGAGCGTTAAGAAGTCTCTCATGTCAGAGTTTAACTGAAATGGAGAAATTCCGAGGTCAAGTCATTCTTGTAATCCTCCTCGGGCTATTATCTAAACTAAGTGAAGATTCCCATGAGGGAGATCTAACGTAGTCAAGGACCTAGGACCCTTGCCTGAATTCAGGACGAAGGGAACCTAAACTGTCCAGAGACAACAGCCGGAAGAAAATTACTCTTCAGCCATATATACTGCTATGCGTCGCTCCTACTTTAGTTGTGATTGATGGGGATCTGTACTTGTACAGCTAAACATCAGTCAGTGTCGGTAGCCTAGACCGGTCTGCTCCCCGCCGCAAGGCGGAAAGAGGGGTCGTTGACACACCTTTGCTAACTTTCAACGAATATGACTTACACAGTTTTTACTCTTAACCCAGGTTTCCCTGGATCAATTTCATTGTGCTGCAGATTGTTTCATGCTAGCGCGAGTACCAACATCATGCCATCTCATAAGCTCTTTCCAAGAGTGGACTGGGACAAAGTCGAGGCCGGTTCTTATGCCGTGGTCGACCCAGTAAACACTGGTAACATTCTGTACCTTTCGGAACAGGATTATGTTATAATGATTAGGGTCGCCTTGACATCGTCACGATCGCTAAAAGTTTTAGCGCAGCCTGGAGACAAACCAGATACACCTTCACCTCAATCATCTTCCGATAACCAAAATTCCCCCCATAAGGGGCACCCATGGTTGAGTGTGTTCTCCAGAAAGGGTGGATCCAGAGCCATGAAACGGGTAAGATACCAGTTTCACAGCCCCTTTTCCAGCTCTATTTGGCGAACAGGAGCATTGGAATCTTCGATGATCAAGATTCATAGGGGAAACCTTATGAACTGGTTAAAGATCTGGAGCTTTAAGCTCCATTTCCTCGCCAGAGGTTCCCGTAGCTACACTACTGTGCATCATACAGAGACAATGGCTTTTGGCCATCATCTCCTCAAGACCCTAAAGAATCAAGGCCTAACTGCTCTGATCGGACGACTGAAAGTCATGCTCTTCGTGGTAAACACGTATCTTGGCGGAAAGTCTATGACCAATACCAAAGATCTCGGGCTTAGGATCCGTTTAACAAACGGATTACCATGTGCAATTCCATTGTACCAGCGTCAGGCTATAAGATCTCGAAACCTCAGCTTCATTCGTATATGGGTGTCTATCCTCAACAGCTATAAAGCTTTCGAGGGAGTCTATGAGTTGCCACCCTTGGCAACCATAGTGCAACCACATCCGAATCTCGCCGAGAGCCCTTTCTATTCAGATTTCCAAGAGTTCATTGCTGAATTCTGGAAGCGTCTGCGTAGATTGGGTGGAAATCTCAAGCCTAACTTTACGGTAAAGGATCATTTCTACACCACTAAGGCCGGCCCAAACCATCCCAATTCAGTCTTAGGAAGTGGTATCGACGCTTACGCGTGGACACTACAACCGAGAAACCTCATTAGGGGTTGGATGGCTCTTACCGGGCAGCATGACCTACACCGTAATTTCCGTATCGTATCCAAAATGGTCCCACTTCTCCAGGCAACAGGCTTTACAGCCTCTAAGCCGATATACCGCGCGGACGGAACCATTAAAAAATGGGTTCCAGTGGCCTTGGACAAATTGGTCCTTGGGCGCCTTCACGCGTTGTACGAAGCTGCCGGGAAAGTTAGGGTGGTTGCAATAGTCGATTATTGGACACAGCTGGTACTTAAACCAGTTCACGATTGGATGTTCAGTCTCCTAGAACTAATACCTTCTGATGCAACTTTTGATCAGGAGGGAAAAGTCAAAGAGTTCGCGAACCGAGGTTACAAAGAGATTTACTCTCTTGACCTTAAGGCTGCTACTGATACGATTCCTTTCGGGCTGTATACAATGCTATTCAAACCTATAATGGGTACAGATATGGTGGGACTCTGGAAGGACATCCTGATAGATCGCGACTTTCTAAAGCCATCGGAGTTGAGGACAGATCCAGACTGTTACGTCCCTCCTACACGGTTGCATGCAATCGTGCATTTGGGGCTTAACGCTGGGTTTAAGTCTGATCTCTGGGTGGATGAGTTCGTACGATACACGTGTGGGCAACCTATGGGTGCGTTGTCATCATGGTCGTCAATGGCTTTGTGCCATCACCTCCTTGTCCAGTACTCCGCATGGATATGCGGGTACAGGGAAGGTTGGTTCTTGGATTACTTAGTCCTTGGCGATGACGTGGTGATCGCGAACGCTAACGTTGCTTATGCGTACCAACATCTCCTGGCATCTTTCGGCATTAAAGTTGGTTTAGCTAAAAGTTTCATTTCCGAAACGGGAATGTTTAACTTCGCAAATCAGTCTTATGTGCTGAATGAGAACATCTCGCCTCTTTCTCTAAAAGAGGAGGTTGGGATTACCACTTTACCTGCTCGAGTAGAATTCGCTTTAAGAGCGGTTCGACGAGGGTGGATAAGTATGCTAGGGAGTAATTGGTTATCTGGATTGTTGAGACAATTTGTCACTCCTTCAGCCTATCGCGACATAGTCGCGGACTTACGGAATGGAAAATTGCACCCTTATGTGACGTGGATTACGTCGGTACTCTTTTGTCCCGGTGTGACTCGTTTAGAGCCTCTTGGGATCAAAGGAGTGTCCATTAATACTTTTCTAGCCTGTTTAGGGCGAAGAATGAGTTTGTGGACTAAACCGATCGCTTCTTTGTCAAAAGAAGGGTATGGGATGGAGTC